CAAGCATTCAGGAAGTTGAGAATCTTGCTTCTGGAAAAGTTAAATCTAATGTGTGGACAGCGTATGCACGTCAAATTGCTATGCCAAATTATATAGGACTAACATACTTTGATTCAGACCATTTTGTTAAGGATAAAACTGAAAATGAATCAGTAAAAGAACTTACGACTGAGGAAGAACTTATTGAATCACATGCAGGGTTGGATACATATGATAGTTTTTTAAAAAACAAAAACGATGTAATTCGATTACTCAGTTATGATCCTTTTGAAAAAGAAGATATAGCCGACCAACCATTCTTATATTCACAGCTATTAGGATTGTTAGATTCTAGTGAAGACGCAAATGAAGATATGATGCGTACTTCTTCTGCTATCTCTATTGTTCGTGGATTTTTACAGCAATCTAAGATTGATGACACCATATCGAAGTTGATGTGCGACATTTCTAATATTGAACGCAATTCTGCAACAATTAAATCTCTACAGGAGAGCAAAGGTAAGATTACTTCTGTTATTACAAGTCTTGCACAAGACAGTTGTATTTCATTAAAACACAACAAAAATGCTAAAAAAGGTGAAAATACATGGACGGGTAAAATCAAAAAAATTAAAAGTCTTAATTTGCGAAGTGGTGAAGTCAATGGTTTCGACATTGACACATGTAGAGGTATGCAACAGGTTCAGGAAATTAGTGATGCTTCTATTATGAAACAATTAGCTCTTGATGAATCTGAATGGTCAGATATGGTTTCTGAAATGCGTGTTGTGAATACTGATCTTCGTAAAGAAAAAGATGCTTACCAAGAAATTAACAGAATTTTATTGAGAGAAAATCTTGATTTAAGAGATACATTAAAAGAAAATAACTTACTAAATGAAGAACAGTTGAAAGACTTAAAAGATGTTTATTCTGTTTTTGCGGAATTTGACGAAGAAAAAGAATCTCCTAATGAAGAGGTAAAGGAGGTTGTCGAAAATGAATCAGAATAAACAAATGATTATTAATTACTATCAGAATGAAATTCTTGATTATGATAAAGATTTTTATAATCAATATGGAATATATGTAAAACCACATGGGTATTCTATCTCATCTCGTAAAATTGAGTCTTATATTCAAATTGCTGAAATTCAAAAATATCTGCAATGCAACCCAGTAAAAGCTATAGATCTTTTTTTCAACATAGAGCTTTTAGATGGGCAGGCACTTCTTGTACAAAGAAGTTGGGTTTGTCCAAATGTACTTGCTGTATGTACTCGTGGATATGGTAAAAGTACAGTTATTGACCTTGAGATAATGTCAAAAGATATGTGTTTTTGTAATGTATGGACATATATTGCAAGTGGTACAGGTGGTCAGGCTGAGCAAACTTTTACTACTTTGGAACGACTTGCCAATGATAACATTGATACATTTTACGGTTCAACTGGTTCTTTATTTAAGAATGAGATTGAAATTAAAAATGCAGCAGGTGATGGATTTTCACACTCGTCCAATGGTTTTTCCTATTCATGTTATAACGGATCTATGACTAGGACATTGAACGGAAATATAGATGCAAAAAGAGGTATGCGAGGAACAGTAATTTTTGACGAAAGTGGTTTCTTGTCTGATGAAATGATGAATGTATATGGTGCATTCGCTGTTGTAAATAAAAGTTTAAAAACTGGTAAAGATGTTGATGGTAATTCAATTGATCCTATCCGTCAAAGATGCTTACCAAGAGATTTATCTTATCAAAAATATTATATTAGTTCTGCTTCGTCAACAGATACACAATTTTGGAGATTATATAGAGATTTTTCAAAACAGCAGATTATGGGAAATCCTGACTATTGTGTATTGCATATAGATTGTGAACAAGCATTTAAACCAACTCTTAGAGGAGAATTAGTCACTCCTCTTCTATCTCGTAATACGGTTGAATCCGAAATGAGAACAAATCCAGAAAAAGCTAGGCGTGAGTATTATTGTATTTTTACTACAGATGCTGGTACTGACGCAATTATTCGTAGAGGTGTTATTACACGTAACGAAGAAACTAGAAAACCACTTCTATATAACGATACAGGTGATAAAAAATTCGTCATCACATATGATCCTGCTAGAAGTCGAGATAATTCAGTAATCCTTGTTGGTGAAATTTATGAATACGAACAGGTAGACGGAAGTATTGATACAAGAATGAGATTGGTAAACTGTATTAATCTTATTGATGTTGGTAAAAAAATCAAATCTCCCATGCAGACACCAGATCAGATTGAATATTTAAAAAAAGTAATTCTTGATTATAACGGTGGAGCTGACGCATACGGGAATATTGTTGGTGTATACATTGATGCAGGTAGCGGCGGATCTGGTGTTAATATAGCTGAT